AAAAGACGAGTGCGATTGTTCGTAGATGCCCTCACTATCAGATAAGACCGAGATAGGTCTTCCTCTAAAAAATTTAATTGGTTTACTTGGCGTAACTATAACTGCAGCTTGGGCTTACTTTGGAGTTATAGAAAGATTAAATAACATAGAAACTAGAGCAACATTATTTGAAGCTGACTTATTAAAAGCAGCTGACCAAAAACCAATAGACCAAGAGCAGTATATGCTCCTAGAATTTACAGCTAAGCAATTAGAAAAAGTAACTACTGAAATGGAAAGTATGATGAACAATAGAGTGAATATAGATTTTTTAAAATCGCAAGTAACTAAACTACAGAAAGATGTTGAAACACTTAAAGACAAGGTAAGAAACAATGGCAGTCACTGAGTATGTGTTCGCACTTTGTATGTTTGTAAACTCTAGTTTAGATGGACACATGCTAACTGAAGGAATGTCTGATTGTCTTAGACTAAAGCGTGAAGCTGAAAGAAATCTTTCTGACAATAGAGAAAATGTAATTCGCTATGCTTGTGGTGAAGTATTAGCTGAACTTGAGCCAGATAGTGAAGGCAATCTTAAAATCAAAAAAATATTAGAAGATAAGTATGAGCGTTAGAAAGTTTCCAAAGGTTTCTAAAACTAAAAAAGGAGTTCCTACAAAATATGTTGCGGGAGCAAAGAACCCTTCAGCAAGACAAAACGAAATCTTACGTACACGTAAAAGATATAAGCTTGGATTATTAACTCCAGCTGAAATGGATAGAATAAGTAAACAAAGAGCAAAAGGATAATATGAGTAGATTTAGTGGAATAAGTGGAGCAAGTAGATTTTCTTCTTCTACACTTAACAAAGTTTATAAAAGAGGTTTAGGTGCTTACTACTCCTCTGGTTCAAGACCTAAAGTTTCAGCTCATCAATGGGCAATGGGAAGAGTAAGAAGCTTTGTAACAGGAAAGGGTGGAGCAAGAAAAGCTGATAGTGATTTAATTAGGAAGAAAAGAGCTTCACTAAAAGTAGGATAATGGAAAAGAACATTGATGTAGAAGTCGCACGTATTGATGGCGAACTTAAGCTAATACATGAAAAGTTAAAAGTCATTGAGACTAACCACCTGGCACATTTAAAAGAAGACATTCATAAAATTAATAAGCTTGTATGGACTATCGGTATTATGGTTTTCAGTAACCTATTATTTATTGTGAGAGATTTTATATTTTAATGTTTAAAATTTTTGCCACGATTTGCTTCTTATCTGTAGGAGCAAGCGATACTACTCTTTGTTTTAAATCAGAAGTGCCTTTAAGTTTTAAAACTGATGTCGAATGCGTATTAGCTAGAGACAGCGTTGTTAATTATATGCACGATGATTTAGTAGAAAGAGATACAACAATTCTATTTGAATGTAGAAAACAAGTAGAGACAATAGAACTATGACAAAAAAATTAGAAAAAGTTTTAGATGAACTTCATACTGAACTTGCAGAAACACTATTACAGAAAGTAAGAAGTGGCGAAGCAAAAGCTTCAGACTTAAATGTTGCAAGACAATTTCTAAAAGATAATGGTATTGAAGGTCTACCGGCAGACAATACTCCTCTCAAAGAATTAGTCGATGAACTCCCATTCGAAGAAGCTCAAGGACTTTCGTAATTTTCTATTTGTTATTTGGAGACACTTACGACTACCGCAGCCTACAGCATTGCAATACGATATTGCGGAGTATCTTCAAACAAAAGATAGAAGATTAATTATAGAGGCTTTTAGAGGTTGCGGTAAATCTTGGATAACAAGCGCATATGTTTGTTATAGATTATATTTAGACCCACAAATAAATGTATTAGTTGTATCTGCGAGTAAAACTCGTAGTGATGACTTCTCTACTTTTACTTTACGATTAATAAATGAAGTTCCTATACTTCATCATTTAATACCAAAAGAAAACCAAAGACAAAGTAAGATAGCTTTTGATGTAGCTCCAGCTAGAGCATCGCATCAACCAAGTGTTAAATCAGTTGGTATCTTTGGTCAGATGACAGGTTCACGTGCAGATTTAATTATTGCGGACGACATTGAGACGCCAATAAATACTATGACGCAAGGTATGCGTGATAGATTATCTGAAGGCGTCAAAGAGTTTGAATCAATAATCAAACCTACTGGTCAAATTTGTTTTCTAGGTACGCCTCAATGCGAGCAAAGTTTATACAATGCTCTACCAGAGCGTGGATATAAGAAAAGAATATGGACAGCAAAGTATCCTTCACAGAAACAAAAAGCATACTTTGGTAAATCTCTAGCGCCAATTATTTATAATGCACTAGAACTTGATAAAAAACTAGAAGGTAAACCTACTGAAGAAACTAGATTTGATGAAGAAGATTTAGCGGAACGTGAAGCATCTTATGGGCGCTCACAGTTTGCTTTACAATTCATGTTGGATAGTAGGTTAAGTGATGCTGATAGATACCCACTAAAATTATCAGACTTAATTATTACTTCTATCAATCCAGATAAAGCATATGAAAAATATGTTTGGGCAGCAAACCCGGAGAACAGAGCCGATGAGCTACCTTGCGTTGGATTGAGTAACGACTTCTTTTATAGACCTATGGATACAGTAGGAGAACTACTAGACTATCAAGGAGCTATAATGTCTATCGACCCTTCCGGGAAGGGAGCGGACGAGACAGGTTACAGCTGTACGAAGTTCTTGAATGGACAAATATTCGTAACTGCAGCTGGTGGTTATAGGGGTGGGTACGATGAACTTGTATTATCTAAGCTTGTTAAAGTTGCAAAAGAAAACAAAGTTAAGTTAATCCAAGTAGAAGAAAACTTCGGTAGCGGAATGTTCATAGAACTTCTCAAGCCGTACTTAATGAAGGAGTATCCTTGTACGATACAAGGCGTAAGACACACTACGCAAAAAGAAAAGCGTATTATAGATTGTCTTGAGCCATTGATGAACCAACATAGATTGGTGATTAGTGATAAAGTCGTACAAGAAGATTACACATCTACACAAATACATACGCCAGAGATGGCCTTACGTTATCAGTTGTTCTATCAAATGAGTAGAATAACACGTGATAAAGGTTCTCTAGCGCATGATGATAGGTTAGACGTGCTAGCTATGAGCTGCCAATACTGGGCAGATAGAATAGCTAAAGATGCTGATAGGGCGATTGTAGACAGGAAAAACGAATTGATGTCTCAAGAACTCGATAAGTTCCTCGATAGAAGCACAGAAGACACTTGGATTAGTATTTAATTAACCGACACTATAAAGGCTACCCCCCTGTGCCTACCTATAGGGTAATAGATTAGGGTAACCATAGATTACTACTCCTATATTAATATAATAATACCTATGAAGTATAAGAAGCCTAGAAGAAGAAGAAAACAAACTGTAGCACAATTTGTAAACAGTAAGTTACATATGGCTATATTTAAGTACTGGAAATATTTAGTAACAAAAATTTGAGTGGGTTACGTATATGTCCAAATTTTTTTTTACCCCTTATGCCGCCAGACTAGCCAGCCTATAAAAAAAGCATGGCCGGTGCGCCTATATTGCGACAACTTAATTATTTTGTAGAGAAAATATAATAATACTTAGGACTATTAATCCTATAACCATATAAAAAGCAGCAAGCCTTAAAATTTTTTTATTGGTTGCCTGTCTTTTACCCTATGTATCTATTTTTTATTTAGTAGTACTTGCATTACTAACTAATATATATTAATCGTTGGTTGTCATTTAGTAGTACATGAATGACTAACTTATAACGAAAGGAAAAACAATGAGTACTTATACAAACGATAAGCTACAAATAATAGCAGATACTATTACTACTGCTATGGATAAAAAGGGCGTTGAATGGTTCAAGCCTTTTACAAACAAAAGCGCATTTACACGTTACAATATGCCTTCAAATGTAGTTAGCGGTGCTAATTATAGCGGGTTCAATTCTTTTTGGTTACAAATGGTAAATAGTGCTGCTGGGTATGACTCGGTGCAATGGGCAACCTTTAAACAAATACAAGGCTTAGGCGGTCGAGTATTAAAAGGTGAAAAAGCTACTCCTGTTTGTTACTATGGTACACATTCTAAAAAAGTTGAAATTGATGGTGAAGAATTTACTGATGCCTACAGATTTCTAAAATTTTATAATGTGTTTAATTTGTCTCAAACTAATTTAACTTCATTAGTACAAGACGAACAACTATTAAAAGATAATGCAGCGCCTACTAAACCTTTAATAGAGCGTATCAATTCAGTTGATACATTTGTATCTAATCTTAATGCAGATATAAGACATGAGCAGGCCGGCAAGTGCTGTTACTATCCAACTAAAGATTATATAAATATGAGTCCATTGGATAGCTGGAGCGCTGGTAATAATTATGAGAGTAAAGAAGAAGCATATTATGCAGTACTACTCCATGAATTAGCACATTGGACAGGCCATGAAAAAAGGCTCAATAGAGAAAAGGGAAATCCTTTTGGCTCTGAGGGTTACGCCTTTGAAGAATTGATTGCAGAATATTCTAGCGCATTCTTATGCGGTATTTTAAATATATCTAAAGTGCCTAGTGATAATCACGCTGCATATATTTCTAATTGGAGTAGAGCAATTAAAAAAGACCCTAAGAAATTATTAAAAGCAATCGCAGCCGCTCAAAAGGTTGTAAACTTTATGCAAGATAAGCAAGCAATTAAACAACCTAAG